TTATTCGCCGGTCGCTTCCTTGTCGGCTGCGCGGGCCTTCTCGACCAGTGCGACTGCATCATTGAGCAGCGCAATGACCTTATCCAGCGCCGGGTCGATGTTGACGGTCACGAACTCTTCGCGCTTGGTCGTCAGGCTATACACCTTGTCCAGCATGATCGCGGCTTCGCCAATCGCCTTGTCGGCCTCGAAAAAGTAGTTGGGCTTGCCCTTCTGGTTCTCGCCCTCTGGAATGCGATAAACATCGCCGTTTGCATCTGTAGTGGACATATTGGCCTCTCCTGAAATCTCTTTGTTCTACTTATCAGTTGAGCTTCACGCCGATGGTCGCAAGCAACTGGTCTGCCGTCTGAATGGCCTTCTCCGTTTCAGTCGGGGTCCACTCGAATAGGCCGTCATGGCTGGTGAAAGTCGGCTCCACTAGATGCGGGATTGCGCGTGGGCCAGCGGCACAGAAATAATCCTTGTCGATGTTCTGATACATTTTGGCCGTCTCTTTGATCTTCGCCTTGGGGGCCAGAATTGCGCCATCGTAGCTTTCAACGACGCAGTTCTGATCGACATGGACCAGATGGGTCATTGCGCTGTAGCCCTTAGCTGCGCGCCAGTGTCCAAGTTCAAAACCCAGCACCGTGACCAAGCGAGCATATTGCTTTGCGTTGATTGCTTCCGTCAGTGGCACAATGATCGAAACAGTCGGTTCGCCCTTGCTGCTGATCGTGTCGAAAATCACATGAGCATAGCCTAGCTTCTCGGCTGCTTCGTGGAGTTCCTGACGCTTCTTTGCGCGGTCCTTCGCATGGAATGGAAGCAGTAGCGTTTTAGTCTCTAGCCAGTAGTCGGCTTCATTAAGTGTGCCTTGTGCGGTCGTGTAGAGTCCAAATCCCCAAGCAGTCGGCTCCTTGTCGAACTTCTTCATCTGCTCGATAGCGCCATACATATAGCTGGCAATGTGGTAAGACGGCTCGTCTAGGTTGCCGCCAACATGCCTTGCATGGTCCCAAAGAGCCACATAGCTATCTGCGCGAGCATAGTCGCCATCTTTGAGTTTGTTAAAGCGGGTCAGGTATTGTTGCATCATGTCTGTCTCTCCATGAATATGTGCAGCACATTTGCTGTCAGTTCTATTTATGGAGTTTTAGCCAGATTGCGGGAATAAGGGCCAAATCTAGCCAGAAGTAGTCTCAGGCTAAGTATGGGATGACAAACTCATCCCGTAATGGCCTTGGCCTAATCAAGCAGTTTGAGGGTTGCGAACTCTCAGCATATCTCTGCCCCGCGAAGGTGCCGACTATCGGCTGGGGCTTCACCACATGGAACGGCAAGAAAGTCCAGCTTGGTCAGAAGATCACGCAGGCCGAAGCCGATGCGGTTTTGCTCAAGGAATATGATGGCTATGAGGCAAAAGTCCGTGCGCTCGTAAAGGTGCCGGTATCAGCAAATCAGCTTGGCGCGCTCGTCAGCTTTGCGTTCAACGTCGGCGTCGGTGCGTTGCGCTCATCCACGCTGTTGAAGCTGCTCAATTCGGGCAATTATGCCGGTGCTGCTGGCCAGTTCGCACGATGGAACAAAGCCGGTGGAAAAGTCCTGAAAGGTCTAGTCACCCGACGCGCTGCCGAAGCCGCACTTTTCGTGAAGCCATAATGACCGGCTATCGCAATGGATATGAAGCCCGCTGCGCTGCTCAAATCGGACCTGAATATGCCTATGAGCCGGTCAAGCTGACCTATGTTCTGGAATGCTCATATTTGCCCGATTTTGTCGATGTAGCGAACAAGCGCATCATCGAAGCGAAGGGACTTTTCGATGCTGCTGATCGTCGTAAAATCCTGGCGGTCAAAGCGCAGAACCCCGACTATTCGATTGAGATATGGTTTCAGAAGCCGAGTATGAAGATCAGTAAGGGCAGTAAGACGAGCTATGCCGATTGGTGCGAGAAAAACGGCATTGCGTGGAAACAGGGTCCGACTGGTAAATAGTCGGAACGAACGGATGCTCAAATAGGGCTGCTCAAGTCTTGTAGTTCAAACTAAGAAACCCCCGGCACTAGAAAATAGTGTTCGGGGGTTTTGCTAAATATGGTATGAAAAAGAAATACAAGAAGAGGGAAATAACCTCTCACGAAATACAAAGATATATAAATCAACGCATTTCCATCCATCCAACTTCAGGCTGTTGGGAATGGAATTTAAGCCTTAGCAAATCAGGTTACGGCTGTATTGACCCCGAAACGCGCGCTTGGCAGTTTGCTCAATCAGGTGCAGCGCATCGTGTCTCATATCAAGCATTCAACGGCAAATTAGTTGACGGGCTGGTTATCAGGCACCGCTGTAACAATCGCAGATGCTGCAATCCAGAACACCTTGAGCAGGGAACGCAAGCTGAAAATGTAGCGGACAAATACGAGTGTTTAAGTGATAGGTCCGACGCTGCCCTTCATAATCTGAGCCTTAAGCTGCGGGCAGAACTTGCAAAAATAGAACTAGAACTTAGTAAGCGAGCCTAGCAATAAACCCCCGGAGTTCTATTATTCTTAACACAACTCCGGGGGTTTTGCTCTTTTAGGGTTATGCAGCTTTGATCGTCTTGCCCAGCTTGTAATACAGGCTGTCCTTGTCATCGTTAGCCGACTCTACGAACATGATTTCCAGATTACCACCGACAACACGACCCCACAGCGACACGACGCTGCCATCTTCAAAGCCCAGAGGGCTATCGAAGGTAACAACCGGATCGGCGTCACGACCGCGCTGACGCACGGTTTCGATCCGCTTTTCCTGAGCATCAGTCTTGTTATCAAAGCGATCGTTGGCCTCGATACCGTCCAGCATGTTGCCGTGGGTAGCGTGCTTAAAATCGCGAATGAAGTCCTGAACAGAACCCGTAAGAGTTCCGGCGCGCATCGCGTTCACCAGAAAGCGAACATGATTTGCGTGCTTCTCAACGCTGCGGTCAGTGAACGACCACACCGAACCCACCTGAACCGAAAAGACGGCCTTGATGAACTTCGGATAAGGGTTCGCACCAGCTTTCGTCATGTCGGGTGCAACAATGCCTCGCTCAGCGAGAAAGGCATTATATCCGGCACTCGGATTGCTGATGTTGAGAGCCTGAGCAAGCGTCACCAGTGCAGCGACCTTGTTGTAGGTTTGATCCCGCGACTTGGCCTGCAAGGTGGCGATTTGCTCGTTCAGTTTCTCAATATCACCGTCGATGCCCTCAATTGCTGCCTTGATCGGGACATTGAAGTCCTTTTCAAAAATGGCAACCAGAGCGCGAACTGCAACAACGTCCATTTCATTCGACATTTTGAGATACCTTTCTGTGTGATTTGGTGAGGCTTCGAGAGTTTCTCAGCTTCCACCGTTGAGTTGATGAATTGAGTTGAATGCTTCGCGGCTCTTCCAGATTTTAAGTCTGGCTTCCTACTCGGCCCCATTCACCCCGACAGGACTAGTGTCGATCTACAGACTTGCGTCTGCTTCACGCCTGTTCGACGGCTCCACTACAGAAGGCACTTCTGCCCTATAGACTTGCGTCATGAGTGTTGCTGCTAATCCATCGCTGGACTGCAACTGGAAACAACGGATCGTCCCACAAATAGATATATGTCGATTTCAAAGAGCCATCAGGGTTGCCCCTGACGATCCCGGCGTAGCGATTGCTTCGTAAAAATCTCGTTAAAATCGCAGGTTAGATATTCACCGCGCAGCGCGAAAGCGCGTCACACGAGAAGTGAGGTCAGGTCGAACAGGGATGCAGTTAACCCCACCTGGCCTAGCAACACCTATCCCGATCATGTCATCTCATATCTTCCTCTTCTCTCTATTATAGTGCCGTGACTTTTTCGTCCCAACGCTTGAAATGGCCAAAAACTCCAGCTTTTCTGCGGGTTTCGTAGTGTTGCCGTGACTTTGGTTTAGTGTTGCCGTGACTTTTTTAGTCCTGCCGTGACTTTTCGTTAAGCAGTTGGATATAAGCAGAAAAAATGACGGTCGAGGTCATTTCATTAATGACGCGGTTTTAGGGGTGGTAGTATAAATAGTAATGTAGACGCAGGGCTGGAAACGCTGTCGTCTATGACAGTAAGCCTTGGTCTATAACAGGTAGTCATTCGGTTGTTGATCCCGTATGCTTTACCTCCAAACAAAGAGCTTGGCCCGACTGTGCAATTCCAGCCCGCACAGTCGGGCTTTTTGTTTGGAGAATACAACATGACAGTAGAAGACATTTACGAAAGCTATCTTGAGGCCCGTCGTAAGTTCTCGGGTGAGAGTGACGCTAAGATCATGCTCGACGTAGAGCAGCTTGCAGAGCGCTATGACAGCATCGGTCCACATGCACATCCTTTGGGTAAGCCAGCAAAGCTATACGTTGTAGCTCGCGATCAGGGCGTCCAAGCAGCGATGCTCTGGAAGCTGGTCAATGGAGGTGTAGAATGACCGACCTCAAAGCCATTTTCGAGCAAAAGAAGCTCAACAATCAAGCCAACGCCATCGTTATTCCAAAGGCGTTCACAGACAAATTCCCAGACCTATCGGCTAAAAAGGCCAAGAGCTATTTCGACCGCTACCTGCAAGCGGTCATGAGCATGATCGTTCCCAAACTGCCGTTCCTCATGGAAGGTGACGAGACGTATGTTTCAACGCACAAACTGATGAATGAATGCAGGGACTTCAATTACAAGAACGAACGCTTCTGGGTCTGGAATGAATTCAAAGATATTTTCCCACTGGTCATTGAGCAAGTCAAAGGAAGCAATCTCACGCGCACGACCATTGGTAATGAGAAGAACACAAAAGTCACCATTACAAATAAGAGGTTTATCGCGATGCTGCTCAACGAACGCGCCCCAGCTACGGTTTTTGAAGAACTGTTCAAAAATGCAAATCTCAACGAGGCCGATGTTGAACCCATCGAAATCGACATGGAGAACTTGCAGAACTATATCGAGAACACTCAATATGCTCTCGATAAGGCTACAGCTACAGCACTCCGTGCGAAGCTGGAAAAGTCACTATATCAGGCGCAGTTGGTCTATAAAGTCGGCGAACACACTCTTGCAGAGGCAGGCGTAGCTTTCCTGCCTATGATGCCGAGCAAAAGCCCATTCGGTCGAACCTACTACAAGGGTTTGAATATCCAGAACGTGACCAAGGAAGTCCGTAGCGCGATCATCGGTCCTCATTTCCAGTATGATATGAACGCTGCTGTTTACGCCGTTAAGCTGGCCATGCTGAACGAATATCACGGCGGCGAAAACAACATCATCAACGGACTTATCGGCAATCGCACTCGCGAATATCTGGATAACAAAACAGCCATTCGCAATCGTCTCGCCAAGGAGGTCTTCACGCATGTTGACATCACTTGGGATTACAAAGTCAGGAACATCAAGAACGCCCTGACGGCAATCGGATTCGGTGCAAAGGCGTCATCGGGTTTCTGGTTCGACAATAATAGTGTGAAGGGTCCAGCGCTCACCGAGATCATCAAGGACAAGGTAGCTCGCGAGACGTTCTTGAACGATCCATTCGTTGTCGCATTCCTAAGCGAGCAGCAGGAAATCGAAGACGATATTCTGGCCATGTTGAGGGCCAACGAGCGGTATGACGAAATCTGTGAGGTGATCCGAGAAGCCAACGACACCAACGGCAAGGTCACGAAATCGCTGCTGATGGCATATGCGTATCAGCAGTATGAGACGTTCCTGATGGACATTGCAGTCGGGATATTGGCTCAATATCGCATCAGCGTGAAGGCTCGCATCCACGACGCATTCATTGTCATGCAGAAGGTGCCTGCAAAGGTCATGGATGAGATTATTGCCGCATGGGGCAATTACAGCAGGCACCTGACGTTAGATTGTGACGAAATCAGAGGTTGGATTCCAGCCGAGTTCAAGAAGGCTCTGGATGCCCAGAGCGAGCAGCTAGAGCAGCACAAGCGCCACATCGCAGCAGAGGAACGCAGAGCGCGTCTGAGCCTACGACACGGCTAAAACTAGAAGCCCATAAAACAGAACATAAGGGAAAACGAATATGACAATCAAAATGGATGTGAGGCCATACAGCGACGAATATGCGTATGCCTATGTGAGCGTATCAGACGATCAGCATCAGGAATTTATTGACTGGCTGGCCCAGAACAATTGCGACGTTGACGATTATGTTGACGGCGAGTGGTATCAGATGATTGTGAATATCCACGGAAAGGGTGGCGCTGCTCGCTTCAAGCTAACTTGGGGTGGTCAGGAAAGCGAAGCAGATAAGCGCGCCGATGCCGCGAAGAAGGAGTTTTTAAAGGCTCTGCTCGGAGGTGCAGCATGACCGTAGCGCTCCTAATGATTGCAACCATTTTGCTTTCGATCAAGACGACGATCCAATCTCGTCGTCTAGTCAGACTTGAAACCGGCTTGGCATTAATGGCTTCGCACATTGATAAAAATCACGAGATATTCAAGTCGAGCATCTTAGGATTGGTCGAAACTATGCAGCTTCAATTTGATTCGTCAAAGGCTGTAGGTGAAGCAGTCTGTCAGTTAGCTGGTGATCTTGGCTACGCGGTAACTGGTGATCCAGAAGGTGAGCCAGTAGAAGGCAAGCTGCTCTCGTTCCCGACTGCTACGAAGGACGGTGACGAATGAGCAAGGTCACATTGGACGATCTGCGCGCCGACTTTCTCGCGGCCCGCAAGCGTTACAGTGAGCGAACTGACTTAGATTGGAGGGACCAGCGCAGAAAGTCCTTCGATATACCTCAGTTCGCAAGCTATTATGATTTCTTGGTTCAGCAACAGGATTATCCGCCCGAAACTGATCCGGGCTACGAAGTGGCGAAGTTAGCGAAGCAGTGGATGGTCTGGCTTACGAAAGGCAAGAATGGGGCGCTGCTTTGGAAGCTCGCAAACTGATGCAAGGAACCCGGCTCATGTCCGGGTTTCACTTTTAGTGGGCTATCAGCCCTTTGGGCGAACATCGCGCAGTTCGCGGATGCTCGTCGCAAGCTGATCGAAATTGCTCTGGTGCGAGCTAATCAGCTTGTCGATGCTCGTCTCAATGCGCGCTTGCCCCTTTTCGATGTTGGTGATGTTAGTTTCCAACTTCACAATGCGTTCTACGTCCTGAACGCGGCTACGCTCCATCTGCTCGATCCGGCTAGTCTTGTGTTCGAGGTTCATGCGAAACTCTGCCAGTTCCTTTTCGATGGCGTCATGCACCGGCTTATGAACGTCCTTGAAGTCGGTGATCTTGCTGCTGATGTGCTTTGTAAACAGGCCCATCACTGCCGCGACTGCACCCAGAAACAGCAAGAACGGCGTCCATGTATCCATCGACAACAGGGGATTGGGCTGCGCTTGCGGTTGAGGCAATCTCACTTCGAGCGTTGAGGTTCGGGTTTCTGCAACAGCCGCAGGATTAGTGACTGTTGAAGTCGAATGTGCGCCACTGGACATTACATCACCGGGACGGCGCTAATTGCATCAGCGACAGGCTGTAGCTTGCCCATCATCAATGCAATAGTCGGCGCAAGGATGCCCACAGCGGCCGTGATTGGCTTCCAGAAGCGAGCGACGAACAAGCCGAACTGAGCCGCTTGCTTTAATCCAAATCGGCCATCGTCTGCGGCCTTCTTCACTTTATCCTTCGCCTTCACGACAGTTACCCCCATTCTTATTATTGCTGGCCCTTAAACAGCCGGGCCAGTTAGCTTGAAGCAGTCCACCGTCATGATTGCCGGTAGAGTTGGATTGCTTGCGATATTGAAACCGAAGCCAATGCGGTTCACGCGACTTGTGAACCAGTCGGTTGCACCAGTCTGAGCAACCTGTAGCCAATTCTTACCGTCATGGCTGACATAATAGGTAAGCGTTGTCGTGGTCACGGAGTTAACAGTCGTTGTAACCGAAGACACTCTGTAGAATGTCGGCTGTAGCGAGAAATTATACATTCCCGGCCCGCCGCCGTATTGGGTTAAGCTACTAAAATAGACGACACCGAACGGAGCATATTCGTTGTTCTGGCCGACAACAGCAAGCCTGCCACTGACGCTATCCATGAGGAACAATCCTGCTTTCTGGTAGCTGCTGTCATTCATCGTGATTGGCGCATGGATCATAACGTCCCAATCGAGCGCCTTGTTGGTCAGCGTCTTGTAGCCGATGCGGCTAACGTCGCCGCTTGCAGGAGCAGGACCGCTCTTGAGCATTAGGCCAACGTCTGCGTCATCAGCATAGGTCAGTTGAGTTGCATCGCCGCTGATGAACGTGAATTGGCTCGCAAGTGGAGCATCGAAATACCACGGCTTGCCAGTTCCAGAGCCTACAGATGCCGGGGTAGTCCAACCCACTGCATAATTGGTCGCGCTGGTCTTAGCCAAAACCTGTCCGGTTGTGCCGCCAGTCGGGATGCCGTTTAGTGTGACCCATGAGGTATTGTAATCGGTGCCGTTGGTCTTGCGGAGAACCTGACCAGTGGAGCCGCCAGCCGGGACGCCCTGACCGTTGGTTCCGTTCGTGCCAGCAGCGCCAGCCGGTCCAGTTGCGCCAGTGTCGCCGGTATCGCCCTTGTCGCCTTTCGGTCCCTGTGGACCTGCAACGGTAGAAGCTGCGCCAGCGGGGCCGGTTGCACCAGTGTCACCCTTCGGGCCGGTCGCACCAGCAGCACCATCGGCGCCCCTTGCAACGCCAGCGTCAATCACGTTGCCGTCGGTCATGGTCAGCAGCAAATGGCCGGTGCCATCAATAGTGACGCTTACGACGCCAACGCCATTTTCACCGGGAGTGCCAGAGCCGCCGCTACCTGCTGGGAGAAATGCTTCCCAGACAGAGCCGTTGCTCATTTCCAGTTTAATAGTCAGGTCTTCGACGTAGAAGTCAGCAACATCGGTGCCAGCAGGACCGGGAGTGCCAGGCGCTCCGGCAGGGCCAGTATCACCCTTCGGACCCTGAGGACCGGGAACCGTAGAAGCTGCGCCAGCAGGGCCAGTCGGACCCATAGGGCCAACGTCGCCGGTATCGCCTTTCGGTCCCTGTGGACCCGCTACAGTCGATGCAGCACCGGCAGGGCCAGTTGCACCAGTGTCACCCTTCGGACCCTGAGCGCCGGTTAGTCCTGTATCGCCGCGATCACCCTTATCGCCTTTGTCGCCCTTCGGGCCGGTTGGACCAGCAGGACCGGCTACGGTCGAGGCTGCACCAGTGTCGCCCTTGTCGCCTTTTGCGCCAGTGGGGCCAGTCGCGCCGGTTGCACCGGGCAAGCCCTGTAGGCCACGTTCGCCAGTATCGCCCTTGTCACCTTTAGCGCCAGTCGGTCCGGTCGGACCAGCGGGGCCAGTTGCACCAGTATTGCCGGTGTCTCCCTTGTCCCCTTTATCGCCCTTCGGACCAACAGGACCAACGGGACCGGCAGGACCAGCAGCGCCCTGTTGACCCTCTGGACCAACATCGCCTTGATCGCCCTTGTCGCCTTTGGGACCGGGAATTGGGACTAGACCACTTTCATAGTCCAGAGTGCCAAGCGGAGTTTCATTGAGTAGATCGGTAGTCCCGATTTCTGTTGTCATTAGGCCACCCTGACCGCTGTTACGGTTCCTTCCCTGAGAGTTTTGGCTAGTTGACTGTCGGTCCAGCGAACTGACAGAGCATACTCAAGCTGAGTATCGGCGCGCACAAAGCGCATCTGATGATTGCGGATTACAACTGAGATTGTTTTCTCAACGTCGTTCCAGACAAGCCCGTTATCCAAGCTGAGTAGCAGCTTAGAGCGTTCGTTTTCGCTGATGCTTAGAACTGCTTCGGCGGCTGTAAATTCGACCGGCTCGCCAGTGGCTTTGTCGATAATTCCGATCTTGTCCACATAGACAATTGCGTCATCACTGAGCGCCGGAATATAGCGGACTTCAATATCTTTAATGTCTGCCAAAGCAGTCTCCTATCCGAACCATTACGTTCGGATATTTATTGTGGAGACTGCCTTGACTGAGTTCTGTTAGGGCTTGAACGGCTTGTTATTTGTTGCCTGATGGAACTGGAACCAACCACTACCAGCAGTGTTAGCGCCCTTCGCGGTTTCGCTTGCCAACTTGGATTGGAAATAGCCGTCCGAAGTAGTCGCCGCTGTAGTCAGGGCGCTATCAGTGCGGCCCATATCAAGCAGCAAGTGAGGTCCGGCCAATAGCTGGTCCATCGACTGACCATCACGGCCACCGCCTGTCCAAGCGTCCCAGCTAGGAGCCTTATTCGCTCCCTGCGCGGTCGCCAGTGCAGCGAAGGTCTGAGGCAGGTTAGCAGCATTGCCACCGGCAGCAGAGATCATCGCAGGGGTCCACAGCGGGATCGTGTAGTCGATTTCGTAGCTGTTGACCTGCATACCGCCGTTCAAGCGTCCGGTAATGCGCTTCTGGTGCATGGTGATGAGCCAATCTAGGACTGCCTTGGCCTTTGGTGAAGCATCGCGAAGAGCCTTGTTGAAGCCTATCTTCTCAGCCGCATGGAGCGCGCTCATCCAGTAGCCAATCATGAACTCATGCTGCCAGACGCCGTAATCGCTATTCCACAAGCAGGGACCGAAACGCTGCGCGCCAGCGAACATAGCAGCATTGCCGCCTTCGCTGATGTTGACCGGCGGATTGAGGAAGCCGGGAGTGCTGTCGTAGAAGGCATCATAGAAGCCCTCAAAGTCGAAGACGACCCAATCCATAATGTCTGCGCGGCTGTAGAGCCTGCTCGAATTGCTTGAGCCGGTCTTCCAAGCCAGCGCAGCGTGCATGAACTTCCATGCCGCACCACGCGAGGCGAACTCGCCTGCTTCGCCCCATGCGTTGTTCAAAATCCATGGGAGATACAAACGCGCCTGATCGCCGAACTTGTGACCGAGCATCGCAAATTCAGGTGTCTGCCATAGCATCGAACCCCAATGCGGATACTGGTGTGCGTGGTCTTGGTCGATTTGGTTCGTGCCGAAATATGGCTTGTCGGAAGTTGCACCGGCATATGGCACCTGAACGCGCAGCGGGTTGTTTGCCGTCACGAATTCATATGGGCGACCACCCTGAATGTAATATGCCTGCTCCGGTGGAGTGCCGCTTTCGCCACCGCCGTAATAGTGGTTACGCAGGGTAATTGGACGACGAGCGTTGCCCTTGTAGAGTGGCGTCAATCGGCCATTCTCAAAGCAGTGATAAGGATCGCTGACATAGCCGGTTAGGTAGTCCAGCGCGATTTGCTTCATTTCCCTGTTATCGTGCGGACGCCTTGTGGTGATGTCACGCGCATAACGGGCAACAGGCTCAGGCATAATCTGGCGATCATCGCGCACACCGCCAGGGCCGGTAATGGGCGAACGGCCCATCTGATTGAATGGGGTGTATTTCAGCCAAACGCCTGCGTTCGGGGTAATGCCCGCCTGATCGCTGCCCAGCTTCCACGGATTCTGAGTGTTTTGGCCAGCGGTAATTATGTCGTTGTAGGTGCTGCTAGTCCAAGGCATCCAACGATAGTTGGCGAAGCCGTTTAGCTGCTCGCCAGTGCCGACGCGCAAGTCACCACCGTTGACGGAATAGCCGGTCTGGGATGCAAACGGCACGACCATATCGTAGGTGGGAACGCGCTTCCAAATGTCGGCCTGCGAGTAAGCTGGTGGCTCCGAGTGGGAGCGCCAGATAACGCCGGAACGCACGGTTCCCTTTGGCGTCCACTTGTTCGCCGTGGTGACAATCGGAACGCCACGACCATCGAGCGCACCACCCCACGAAACAGGGGTAGTGGTCGAGTTCAAAGGCTCGCCGTTCTCCTGCTGGACGCGACCAAGCATTGCGCCAGTGTTGTCGTAGATGACCCACTTGTGCGGGACCATGTAGCTGTCCTTGCCCTGTGGATCACCGAATGGATTGTGCGGCATCTGGGTAGTGTCCCAATCGTAACCGAACTGGAACTGGACATACGTTCCCATGCGGATACCTTCGCAATAGTAGTTGATGCCGTTGATGTTGGGGACTGCACCCTTCGGCAGCACTTCGGTCCATGGAGCCTGAGCGCCGTAAAGGTCAGCATCCTCAAAGCGGCAGTTCTGTGCCGCTGGTCGGGTCATGATAAGCTCATTCGGATGAGGAACAGCCGAACCAGTCGACCAGTCTTCAAGGACGACCTTGTAAGCGCGACCGGCAGGCAGAACCATGTCACCAACAACGACTTCCATGTTGAAAGCCTGCTGGCCAGCAGCCGCGTAGCTGATCGTCACCGGAGCCTGTGCAGTGGAAAACGAACGGGCATCGACGCAAAGCATTTCAAGATCGGCCGCGCTGATCGCACCGGACGAAACAGGATCGTAGCTGCTCTGGGTTTCTGGCTTGCCGAACGAAACGCCGATGTAGGCAACGTCCAGATTGTTCACGCTGTCGCTGGTGTTATTGCCGGTCGAGTTGCACTCAATGGCCATCGCAGGAGTTGCGCGCAGCTTCACTTCACACGTTTGGTCTGGGCCGATTTGGACGCCATCGCTGTAGAAGCGGATCGTGCCACCAACGCCGCCCACATTGTCGATGAACTCGACAGACCACGTTTTCAGCGAGCCGGATGCAAAGACAGCATCATCGACACTGGTAATCTGCGTCTGCGAACTACCACGACCGACTGTGACTTGCAGGGTGTTGCCGCTCCAGTGACGACGCAGCGTAAATTCGCCAACCATGTAGTCATAGAGGGACGCAAGGATCGGATAGTCATTGTTGACGATACCGGAGAAGGTCAGGCGAATGCTGGCCGGGGTCTGGGTTGTGCCGTCATTGGTGGTCTGCCTGAAATTCAGGGCCAGCGGATCGGACGCCAGATGAATATGACGCATCAAGCGTAGGCGTCCGTTAATCATCTGGCTATTGTCGGATGAAGTGCCACCGGAGCCGGAATAGACGCGCTTGTAAAGGACGTTAGAGGTGCTGACAGCATCACCGGCAACTGCATATGGGCTACCGGCAGAAGTGATATTCCACTGGCTTGCGACGGGAACACTAATCTCGTTGCGGCGCTCAATGCGTAGGGGAAACGAGCTAGGGGCAGTAAGGGTGAAGTTAGCCGTCGATCCTGCGAGATAGATGCCCAGCGGGAAGATAGTGCCGGGGTCGCCGTAAACGGTGCCGGAGCCGGATAGATCTAGTTCCTCGTCCGATCCACCGGGCAGCGGCTCAGGGGCATTTACAAGGCCGATAATCAGGGCAAGTGCGCTGGTCTGTGGCTTTGCGTAGAGCGCGACACCAAGGTCAAGCGCATCGTATGGCAGCAGCACTTGCGCGCTCTGGGTCAGGTTTGGAGGTGGATCGCCAGCAGTTACAGGAACAAGGATAGTGGCACCGGACGAACCTGCTGCCTGACCTGTGTATTCCGTCCAATTGACAATAGCAGATAGGCCAACCTGCGAGCCGTCGCGACCATCTTGACCCTTCAAGCTGGCAAGCCATTCCTGTTCGGTGCCGACAAAGCCATTTTTAATAGCGGTCTGGTATGCAGTTTCAACGCCGTTTTCGATATAGTCGTTGAAGGTATCGACCAGATTGTTCATGGACTGAACAGCCGTGTTCGTGCCGGGATGAACTGGAACAATCGTGTAGGTTTTGTTTGCTACAGCCGCGCCGGGGAACGGATGAACCAACGTCATGCTGGTTCTGCTGTTCACACTTTTGACGGGATAGTTCAAACCGTCGATGTTGATTTCTAGGCCGGGATAACTTGCAACCCAATTAGTGCCTGTGCCGACTACATCGACCGAACCATTTGCAATGGTGATTGTGCCGACTGTATCAAATTCAAAGTCCATGTTTGGATCACTCCCGCATACCTAAGTCGCTGGTATTTATGCGGGGTAATGTGATTGGCTTATTCCTTCGGAATATCCTCTTTGATACCCTTCTGGCGTTCTAGCCAAGCCTCAAAACCATAGTGATACATGAAGTCTAACTGCTCTTCGGTGGTGCCGTAAGCAGCCTTGCGCTGGTCAATGTAACCCTTCTTGATATTGATCTTCATGCAACCTCCGGTCCTGTTGGAACTGCAACGTATTGCGCGATGAAACATGGGTGATCGAGATGCAGCCAGACAACATCGGTGACATTCGCCTCAAACTCGATTTCGCCATCCTCGACATGATATAACTCGCCATCGTGGGCGACATTCGTTCCCGCTGGGATATTGCTGACACGGTTATATTCGACGTTCAGCACGAACGGCGCTCGCTCACTTATAGTGAGTGTTTCAAGATCGAGGTAGATCGCGTTAGCCCTAGCATCGTCTGGAACTTCAACCTCAATGATTGTTGTGTCAGGATATGCCTGCTGCTGTGATGCAATGGTGAGCAGTTTGCCATCCTGAGTGAAGTATGCGTATTTCATTATCGCTTCATCCCGATTAGTTCCATGCTGATGTCTCGAATGTATTGTGAGCGAGCCACAGAACGTGGTGTGAATGTGCCGGAAATGACCCTGCAAAGGACGCGCACCTGTGAGCCGGTAACAATGGCGCTAATGTCGCCCCCTGTTCGGCTGTAGGTGTTTCCGTTGTCAGTAGTGATGCCAAAGGTCTTTTCCTTGGCCAGCACAAAGCCAGAGCCGTAGTCTAGCCAAAGCTGGATTTTGCAGCTTGCGTCATATGCAGATGTAGCGTCGATGGTGAAATCAACGTCCACACGACCTGAACCCCAGACAGCATCGCCAATGGTCATGAAACCTGTTGTTAGGAAGTCAGCGGAGCCGTTAGCAGCAACGAATGTGTCAACGCCATCAGCGCCTTGATTGGCCGAGATTGCGCCACCGGCCACTTTGAGTGTGTTGATCGAGGCATTGTTGATCTGCGCGCCATCAATCACCGCATTGTTCATGATCGCGTTGTTCACGCGCAGCGCGGTGCCGTCCAATGTCAGTAGCGGCACCTTTCCATCTGGCGTCCAGATAGAGAAAGCATCGGTCGTGAACGCGGTATCCACATATCCGTTCTGATTGATGATGCCCAAGCCGCCAACGACCTTTGTGCCGTTCACTTCCGTCTGGACCTTGAACGTGACTTGGCTGCTCATCAGGCCGTTAATGTCGGAAATCAGCTTGACGTTCTGTTCGTAGCTGGCTCCGTTCAGCGGGTTCAGCTTCGTGTTGATTGCGTTGATTTGCTCGGCCCTAGCGCCGTTATCATCGACCTGCGTTTTCGCATTGGCCTTGATAATGGACATAACGCTGTTACCGGTCGTCTCATCAAAGATGCTGCTGCTCAGGGTTGTGACGCTCTCTGCAACAACCTCGTCCGCGTCGATGTAAGCGCGCTCGACTGTCTCGATTGCTGCTTCGCGAGCTTCTGTCTCGTCCTCGATCTTGACGCCCAATTCCTCGATGCGTTCAGCCAGAGCCGTGTCGCCGCCTTCGTCAATGATGATGCGTTCCAATTCGCTGATCTTGCCTTCTGCATCACCAACGCGGGCTTCAAATTCCTCTAGGCTCTCACTAATTGCGGTATCAGCATCGACCCACAATTTGCGCTCATCCGTGAACGCGGCGCTGACGGTTTCGCCATAGTTAGCAATCGCTAGGGTAATGTCTTCGACTGCTGCAAAGTCCAATCCCGCGATGGTTCGGCTAACCTCAAGAAAACCAGCTTCGATCTTTTCATCAAAGCGACTGGTTAGCTGCAATAGGTCTTCTGCGACCTTGTTACCATTTTCGTCAATGCGAGTGCCAAGCGCACGGATCGCGACTAGGTTGTCTTTGTGAAGCGCAGTCGATGCCTTAATGAGAGCAGCGCCATATTGCAGCTTCGTCGCTTCAAGGTCTGCTAGGGGTTCGACAAGCGCAGGAAGCACAAGAGATCGGAAGTTCTTGCGAATGTCGTTTACGTCATCCTGAACATCATCGACCTTCTCGCCAACGCCAACAACGGCTTCCTCTACGGCGTCTTTCAGGGCAGACGAAATCTCTCTATCCGTGTGTGTCGAGAAACAGCGACGACCACCTACACGGACTTTGTGAGCGCGTGGCGATGCTGCTGGCTGCGTGATGTTCGTTACGACTGGATAAGTGGTGCGGCCCTGCTGGAGCATGACAGGTGCCTTTGAGGCCACGTTGCGACCAAAGCGCCAAATGCCATTTTCGTCTGCGTAGAAGTAGGCAGCGAGTTGGGACGACGCATCACGCAGAAAGTCGCCAACGCTTCTAGCTACCGCGCCTTCTGTGTCTGGCTTGTCCGTGCTGTCGAGGTAGTTGCCCCATGTGTGTGGGAAATCGCGATCCAGCTTATCGGCGCTGTCAACGTCGATCATGTCGAGAGGAACGCCAGCAAACTCGCGCAGCATCCAGACAGCAATCTCACCGAATTTACGCAACGGGCGCTGATTATCCATCGCGCCGATAACGTCAGCCGTTACCTTGCCGATTGCTTGGCCGCCCAGACGATACATGCCGACCGCTGGAGCCTTTGCCCAAGTTCCTGAGGGTAGCTGCTCAGCCGTCAGGCCAATAAGCTGCTCATAGCTGGCAACAGTATGTCGGGCCGGTCCAAGGGTCAGTGCGTTCTCATAGACGGCTACAACGTCCTCTGTAGGGCCATAGCCGTGATACTGGTGGACGAGATAAACCGTGTCGATCTGCGGCGGCTCGATGTTCTCGCAAAGGCCGACGGTGAACGGCTTTAGCTGCCCCTTGTAGCCTTCTTGTCCTTCTGCTGCGCCGGTCCCGGCATAGGACGCCTTGAGGACTTCCTTCTTCAGTTCGGCGTCAGGACCAAGGATCGGAATAACCGTCTTAGTGACCGTATCTGAGTTGAGCGCGCCTGTGCGACCGGCAGGAATAGGCTTATACGATGACAAGGGAGCGCCATATTCGCCCCACATGAGTTTGCATGGATAGCCGTCAAAGTCGTAACCGCGCCAATGGGTGTTCCCAAACTCGTGGCTGATGCGGATAGTGATTTGGCCGAAATCGCGCCTGATTTCACCAGCAACGCCTTTGTCGGTCAGTGCGAATGTCTGCTGCGGGCCGCTTTCGACGCAGGGAATGTAATGGTCAACATCATTGAACGAAACCGGACCCTGACCACCTGAGCATAGGTGCAGAGTGACTAATTCATTAGCCCTCGGATCAAACGCGGTTAGTTCTGCAATGAATACTCGACGCACTATATCACCCCATATCCTGTCGGATATTTAGCGGGGCTTAGGCTCGCAGGCCGTGGACCTCTGGTTCAATGTCCCACCAGTCGTGATATGGGTTCTGGAACTTCCATGCCTTCATGCGACCATAGACAGTCCAATGCTGCACTGTATCTGGGTTGTATGGTTCAGGAGCAAACAGCACTGGCTTCGCTGATCCTACCTGCATCATGAAAGCGTCGAAGCGGTTAAACGCATCCTCATCCATGCGACCCAGCTTCGCCTTCACACCGGGACGGCTCGGATATTCGTCAACGTCCTCATAATTGGGTCCGGTGACAATCTGGCTGTCGTTGAGCATGAGCTTTTCCCAACCGAAATTGATGCCCGACACTTCGACGCGTTCGCCCATAACGATACGCGCAGCTTTGACCTGTCCATCGGGATTGCCGGGAGAGACGAAATCGAAACGCCAGAATAGCGACTGAACTGGAGCGCCAAGGTCCACGATGGTCTTCGTCGTGTAGGGATCGAACTTCAAACCCTCGTATGCCGGGACAAGTCCGCTATCATAGACCGGACTGACAATCTCACCATTAGTGTGAACCGCGCCAGCACGGATGCGAACCGTATCGGTTGCGCGCAGGTTGCTATGCAGGATCGCGATGGTATCGACGGGCGCAGAACAGCGCATGACGACATAGATGCCCGTCAGGCCAACTGACTTCCATTCCATGTCCATGTTGTCGTTCGCGAGGTTCCTGCCCGGTGACGCTGCAATCTCAAAGCTGGTCGTCTCGAATGTAACCGGCGCGCTTGCAAGGAAAAATGGGTTCTGGATCACTTGATTGGCCCTCTTGCTGTTATGGTTGTGGTCCAGCTTGTGTAGTCATGTGAGACTGCGACAACCGTTAGCTTGTCCGTCTGACTAACTGGCCAATCGGGGAAGTTGCATGTGACTGTGACAGGCGAGTCCACGAAATCAGAAGGAGTGATAAAATCGACACCTTCGATTGTGATGTTATAGACCTGAGCGACATGCTTATGCTCATCGAGCAGTTCAACCGCCAGAACCTCGCAAGCTGCTAAGTCGAGGTTCGTTTCAAGTTCGATGATACGCGCATCGGGTTTAAGCGCCAGAACGTCGGGCGCTGACTTCTCGATGAAACGAAATTCGTCTTTTACGAAAGAACCTCTTTCTGCATCAATGGCCATTCCAATACCTCCCCGCTATTTAATAGGTATTGGACTGGTAGCCATTTGCGTTTGAACCGCTGTTCAGCACATTGACAATCGTGTCCTTGGTCTTGAGCAGTTCGATTAGCTGCTCCGTCAGACTGTTGCCCTTAGCCTGCTGCTTGACCATTTCAGCGGCCATCTGCGTCTGTGCATCGACTGCTTCAACAACGCTGGTCGAGTTCTGAGCATAGACACCTTCAACATACTTGCTTGCGGCATCGGTTGCATCAAGCAGCCTGTTGCGGACATTCTGCGACTGCGCTGTGGCAGTGCCGTAAATGTCCTTGGTCATGTCCCAAATCTCACTGCCGAGAGTAGTGAGCGCGCCAGTGTCAACGGACTTGCCAGATGCTAGAGCCTGCTCATACTTCTCAAATTCAGCCAACTTGCTATCTAAGCGGCTCTTCGTGCTTAGACCTGAGCCTTCACCCATCAGCTTGTCGCGGAAGGACTTGAGATCAGATAACTGATCCTTGAGCATGTTTTCACGCTGGATCATGTAATAGCGATCCACGTTAGCCAGTTCAGCAGCGGTTGCCTTGTTGGCTACCATTTCATCGCGCAGCTTTGTGAACTCCTTGTTCAACTCAGCCAGCGGGGCGCCAATCGGATCATCAATGCGAGCCAGTTCCTTGACGATGTTCTCATACTTGGTGGCCAGCGTAACAGCGCGATCAAGGTCTTCTGCTGCACTCAGGACGCGCTTGGAGAACTCGGAAACGCCAGTCAGAACGCCTTGCTTCAATGCAGTCTGGATCGCGTAGGAAATGGCTTCCTCTTCGCCATCCTTGCCGAAGTCCTTAATGTCGGTGCGACCCGAACCACCCTTTAGCTTGCCGGTGCGCCCAATGTCGCTGACACGCCATTTGCCCTTATACTGGCCGATGGAGACATTCGGACTGCCGGTTAGCGAGCCGCCTAGCTGCTCTGCGATGCTGTTCAGGCCGCTAATCACATTACCAGCAGCGCCGGTTGCGGCAGCTTCATAGGCCGCCTTGTTGCCGGTCGTGCTGCTGTCTAGGTAGCCGTCATCGCCCAGCGTGATATTTGCTGTGCCGTAACGCTTCTTCTTGAACATGCCGCCGATCAGGCCGCCACCGATAGAACCGATGAGCGAACCAATCGGACCACCAACAGCACCACCAATTGCACCGCCGATGGATGCACCAGTCTTGCTGCTGCCGATACCAAGGGCTTTCATCAAGCCATCGGCCATCTGACCCATCTGCATACCGGAAGCAGCCGCGCCCAGAGTGTTACCGATCGCGCCGGCGACGCTACCCGGACCCTTGCCGGTGAATATCTTCTTCATGTCGCCCTTGAAGCCGTCAAAGCCAGCGCCAAGGCTTTGCAGCGGGTTCAGCAACGCGGACTTCTGACCATTGCGGCCTAGCAGGCTGTCTAGGGTATTCTGAGAAGCCTTAGCGGCTGCCTGGCCAATGCCGGTTAGTGTTCCGTCGCTGTTCTTGCCCAGCATGTCGATAATGCTGCCGATAGGACCAAGACCCGCGAAATTGCCACGCGCAGCATCAGCCAGACCGGAAAGAAGTTGCCCGAATTTGGAAATTGCTTTCCCGAATGTGCCGGTAAGCTGCGAACCCAGAGTGTCGATGCTCTGGCCCAGCTCATATTCGAAGCGGGTTGCAACTTCTGCGGTTGCGCGGTTCAGGCCGTCGAGCGAACGACGATACTGCTCTTCCGAGATACCGCCATCGGCAAGCGACTTGGAGCGCAGAAGATCAAGCTGCTTCTTGTCAGCGGCAATCTGTTCCAGTTCCAGTTCGCGGGCATTGGCAGGGCTGTAGTCGCGCAGCAGGGCTTCGCGGCTCTTGATAAGCCTGTTCTGCTTCTCAATCTCGTAGGTTTCACCAGCGCGGGCCTTAACCAGCTTCAATTGCGTCTGGTATTCCTCGCCGGTTAGATCGACCTTTTCCTCAAGTGCGCGGCTTTCCCATTCCCATGCGGCTTCCGCAATGGATGCTTCCTTGTCGGTCATGGACAAGCGGCGCTTCTGGTAATCCAGTTCGGCCTTGCTGTTGTCGTTCGCTGCCCTCATGTCGGTCAGGAAGCGAGCAGCGCGGGTCTGTTCGGTCAGGCTCTTGATGCGCTCGCGATCAGCATCGCTGATCTTCTTGCCCATAATGTCCTGTAGTTCATATTCCTTCGTCAGCGCCTCTGCTTCGATTGGCATGGCCTTCGCGATGGCTAGGTTTTGCTCCATGGTCGTGAACAGCTTTTCGTAGGCTTCCTTCTGACGCTCTGCTTCCTTTGCAGCGCGCTCAGCGGCACGTTCAGCATCGGTCTTGCCTTTGCCGCCCTTCTTGCCTCCGCTGCCTTCGCCAAGGGCCAATGTGCCACCGCCGATACCGGCTTGGGCGCGCAGTCGTTCGTCCTGAGCGATCTTTTCCAGAGGTGTTGCGGCAATCTGCTTTAGGCTCTGGTCGATGTTGCCCATCGACGTTTTCAAGTCCTTCATGCGAGCATCAATCTCGCTGTCAGGTGTGCCTACACCAAGGAACTCGCCAACTTCGCCACCGATGGTCTTACCGGCTTGTTTCAGGTTGCCCCAGATAGAACCCTGTGGCTTGAAGAACTCCTTGCGACGGCCTTCGCGGCTAGATGCGTAAAGGTCGCTCCACTGCGTTGATAGCTCTGTGCGCTTGCTTTCAAGGGCAGCGATATTAGCGGTGCGCTGAGCAGCAGCCAGTTCATATAGCTTCTGTGCGGCATTGCCGACTGCACCAGCGAACTTGTCGATTTTAGGAGCAGCAACATCGGCCTGAGTGCCAACGCCCTGAACAGTTCCAGAAGCATCACCGGCTGTGAAACTCATGTCCTTAATCAGCTTGTCGGTATCAGCTACCACGCTATTGGTGTTGGATAGGATCGTCGCGGTATTAGCAGCATTTGAAGCGAAGTAACCGAACGCAACAGTCAGGGCCGTGATAGCCGCACCGATTGGACCGCCAAACACGGCAAGCAAACCAGCACCAGCAGCACGAAGGCCAGCGAGCGCGACAGTTGCGGTGCCAGCAATAGGAGCAACGCGAGCCAGAGCCATTGCACCGGCAATTGCGCCCAGATTGGCATTACGGAATGCGACGAGCGCACCGACTGCCTGAACAGCGAGGGTCTGAGCAAACAGACCGATCTTAGCGGCCACGACGCCACCAAGCAGCAGGCCGAGAGTAGAAGCGTTATCAATCGCAAAGCGAAGCGCAGACGATACAGCAGTGCCAGCGTTCTGCATGGCAGAGGTGATCTTAGCCATGTTGCCGGTCGCGTCGGTCGCGAAGTTATAGAGGGACTGGCTGAATTGGCCGCCCTTGTCGAACGCACCGAAGGCATCAATGGCCGCGTTCTTAACGGCGGTCATCGCATCACTAAAAGTGGGTGGAATCTGCTTGAACTCAGCGTCCAGTGCGGCAGTGTATTTCGGATCAGACAGAGCCTTGAACAGCAGTTCGCTGGTCAGCTTGCCTTCACTGGCCAGCTTTTTCAGTTCGCCGCGTGGCTTGCCGATGGCGTCAGCAATGACCTGCATCAAGCGAGGTGCGTTTTCAGTCAGGGAGCGGAATTCGTCACCATTCAGCCTGCCAGACGCGAGAGCCTGACCAAGCTGCAACACTGTGGACGATGTTTCGCCTGTGGTCGCACCACTGATCTTGAGGGACTTTGTGACCGTCTCTGTTGCGCGGGCAATCTCAAGCTGCGTAGCTTTGAGCGTCTTACCGTTTGCGGCCATTTTGCTGTAGAGCGTGGCCGTGCTGGTCAGTTCGGTGCGAGTGTTCTTCGCAATCGCATGAACGTCTTTCTGAGCCTGCGCGTAGGAATATGTTGAGTTGGTTGCCAGACGCAGCTTTGCGTCCATCTGCGTGGATTTGTCGGCAAGGTCAGCAAACTCTTTGACGAGGAAGCCAACGCCAAGTCCTGCAAGCCCGGCACGGAAACCGCGCAGGTTGCGCGTGACGCTGGTAATGCGGAGGTCGAGGGAGCCTAGATTTCGATCTAGTCGCTTCGATGATGCACCAAAGCGATCTAGGGAGCGTTCAGCGGCGAGGCTTTCGCTTCGGGCATTGCTGCTATCAACAACAATGCGGACAACAGTTTCAGACATTAACGCAGACCTCTCGCATAGGATACTGCGTTATTTATTTGGGCTTGCTCTTAGCCTTGCTGTTTGCCTCTTCTAGCTTTTCGGATGCAGTTAGGACTTCTGTATCCATTGCACGGATTATATCGTGCAGATATTCAGTCTCTTCATGTGTCAGTGAGTAATGAGCAGCATAGGCGTTGACTGCTGACCAAGGGATGCGATTTGCACCACCGAAACCGGCTGATGGTCGTTCGCTTGCGAGTGTTTGGAATGCTTGCCAGTAGAAGACTTGAGCAGGCCCGATTTCTGGTTCATCTTCTAGGGTTTTGAAAACGCTATGTGTGAATTCGCCGCGTTCAGCGTAGGCGCTGGCAGTCTTGTAATACCCTTCTAGGATACCGGGCTTAAAGCCCAACTGCCAGCGCAGCTTAGCCGTTAGTTTTTTTTGGCTTCCTTGGCAGCAGCAGGAGCCTTGAAGTTGTCTTCGTCAACGGAGAACTGGTCCAGTTCCTGCGCGATGAAATACAGTTCAGGGGTCAGAAGCAGTTCCAGAACGTCGGCCATGTTGTGTGGCAGGATCGAACCATCAGCGGCGACCATCTTGCTATCAACGATGTAGTGAGCAGCCAAAATCTGAATGAACAGGTGGCGCTTAATCAGCACATCGGCTTCGTTCTTTGGGTTATCGGCGCGATGACGTTCGCTCTTGCTCAGACCCTCTACGATGCGCTTGTATTGCAGGTTCCACTTTGCAGACTGCGTATCCTGATACTTGACCTTGAACTGACCAAAGGACTCTCCATCCTTCCAGATTTCAGTCCACTTTGCATCATCGACAACAGGGGTTGGCAGCTTGAATTTCGACATATAATAACCTCTCAGGTTTTATCCGCAGCTTGTTGCTGCCGTGTATTTATGCGGAAGTGCTGTCATGGGTCGGGGCAATGGACCTGAGAGAACCATTGCCCCGTTCAGTGTTCTGCAATCACTCCATTGGGAGCAGATTACAGTTCCTGAATTACATAGTCGGTTGGCTGACCATCGACTTCATAACCAACTGGAACGAAGGTGACTGTGACCATCTGGTTTGCACCATCTTCGTTGTCTTCTGGGAACGAAGGCTGAGCCTTGGTCGAGAACCTGTAGCCTTCGCCGCCGATGACATAATCAAAGGAAATATCGACTGCTGGGTTTTCGATGCCGTTCTTAATCAGCTTCTCAGGGGCAAGGTCAGCGCGGTAGAAGGTAACGACGATTTCGCCGCTCTTACCGGCAGTGCCGATGCCGCGAGCATATGCCGAACCAAGCATGGTCTGCGCTGCGCGATCCTGCGTGAGAGTGAAGTTCAACGTCTGATAATCGACGGTGCCTAGACCAGCGATTGTGATGTTCTTCACGTCTGGACCGGCGAACTTCTCATTGGTCGATGCTTCCACGTAGGTAGCGCCATCCAGTTCAGCGGTAGCCGATGCAAGCTGGGTGCCGTTGGCAGCGGTGACAGGCATAGTGCCACGGCCAAGGACGGTGTAGTCAGCAGTTACGATGCCGCCTGCTTCTGCGTTGATTGCCAGTTCGGAAACCATGCAACCATACTGACGGGTGAAATAGCTTGTGGAGCCGTCGATCCAGACGCGCTGGAAGCAGAGTTCAGTTTCGGTCGTGCCTGCGAGCATCCTGCCGTTGGCATCGAACTTGCCGGAAAATGCGCTCTCAAGCAGCAGCTTCACGGCTGCGTCGCCATAAGTGAATTCAGTGTTTAGGGTGCCTTCAACGCGAGGGTTTACGAGACGCTGACCAGCGTTGGTGCGACCCTTACGACGGGTTTCGGAAACGATGCTATCTGCAACACCGCTGAGGCTCGATCCAACGATAGTTTCGAGACGGTTGAACACCGGGTTTGCAGGGAAATTACCGTCAGGACCAGCTACGCAGAGGCTCCATTCGGTATCAGATGGTTTAATGGCCATTCAGAGGCTCCTTCTTATTATGTTTTTGGGCCGCTGCTTGGCCTCTGCTATTTATGCAGCTATCGGAGCAGAAGACGTTACAGGTAGTGGCGACCTTCATACTTGATATTGACATTGACGATGTAATGCTTGGCATCATTCACGACGCGAGTTTCAGACGTTCCGCAACTCAAGTCGTATTCAGGTGAACGCCAGCGACGGAAGATAGCCTGTGCTTTGTCGGCCAGCTTCCAAGCGTCATTGCTCGCATCACCAACCGGAATTGCTATCTGCATCCAGATACGGCCAAAGGTATGGGTGCGGCTAAGTTCGCCACCTAGCGCAGCATCTTCCTGACCCGATGGACGAACAGCAAAGCTGATGAACTTAGCTGGTGGTGTCGATCCTGCACGGTCATTGTCGTAAAGGACCGTGACAGTCTTCTCGCCATATGCGGTCCAAGCAGACGCGAAGCGCTTCCTGAGTGTTTCAATGTCTTTTGCGTGGGTCATCGAGGCTTCCTCGTTGCTCGGTCAATCGAGCCTTCGACCCAGCCCGCAGGCTTGCTCACAGCGCGTCCGGCGTTGAGCGCGTCCACATGCGGCTGATTGTTCACGATGTTGATCTTGGACCCCAGAGGGGCTGTTGCGATCTCTGTTGCGCCCTTTGCGCGAGCAGCAGCGCCGCCGGGATCGGCATTGTTGACTAGGCCGTTCGGGGTGGCATTTACGCCTACCTGCCAGTCACCGACTGTGACGCTGGTAATCTCAGGAGTGCCAGCAATCACGCCATCCAGAATGTCGGTTGCAACGCCCTTGTAGGTGTCAGTGACCTTCTTGCGGATTGCAGCTTTTGCGCCGTCTAGGCTCGTCAGCACTGCACCGAGATTAGAGATACCGGAGCGACGGGCCATTACTGCAACCCCGCTTCGTATCGGATGACCGTCACGCCATCGGGGGCAATCGTATCGACGGTGGTAATCGTGTAGGTGGTCTTGCCGACAATCAGTTGGTCGTCAGGCTTTGGCTGATGCTTGCTGTCCAGCATCGCGACCAGACGGGTTCCGAGATAAGCGCCGTTGTTCCAGACTTCCTTGTTTTTGATGACCCCGCGGACTGTCTGCTGCTTGGTCGTCTTGGCAATCTCGTTGCCTTGGGCGTCGTATCCGCCACCACTAAAAGTGACCAGTTTGAACGAAGCGCCTAGAGGACCGGCATACATTCGTGTCGCTGCGTTGGCGAACTGCTCGTAGATCGTAGCCATTAACGCGCACCGCCAGGACGAACGATCGACGGGCCACGGAATGAACCCCACTTGGCCAATCGGTAGAAAACAGCATCAGCAGCGGCCACACTATTAGTGGGCTTGATCGTGCCAACGCCATCTAGCTTCACTTCGGTAGCGTTCAGGCCGTTGTCCTGCCAGATCGTGATACCTTCGATCATGAAAACAGCGAGGATCGCTTGCGCTTCCAGCACATCGGCCGGAACTTGATCCTCTGGAAAAGTGATGGGCGCAGCAGATAGGCCGGGGCTTTCAAAGTGGATGAAATAGGCCAGTTCCGCGTGACACGGATCTATATTGGGGAAGTTGCGATCAAACCAGTCGGCAGCAGGCTTATTGCCCTCCAGCACGACGCCCTTACGCGGCCATGCCAATGACTGCATTGCTTCAACGGGCTGGCCCTTGAATGACCACATGCGCGAAATCATCTTCGCGGCTTCGATCAGGTATGGCTCGTCATTGTCATTGAGTTGAGGACCAGCACCGACGCTTGGATGCACGAAGTCAGTCAGGAATTGGTTTGCCTGAGTGATCGTCTGCCAGCTATTTGCATTAGTCCCTGTGGTTTCCAATCCCATTATCCTGCGACCTCATATTTGAGTTGTGCAGCTATTTATGTGCATGGCAGAATTAGTTAGTCCGTCTTTGCCTAACTGGAGTTGTTATCGCCTTGCTAACGCTCCATCCTTTCTGCATTCTCATCAGGAATTGATGCTTAGTAACAATGCCACTTAATTCAGCCCACTCCCTCGCAGTTTTACCTTCACCATTATCAAAATACAGTTTAGCATTATGATATCTAGAGTTAGGATGCTCCGCGTTGTAACGCCTGATTGATGCAGCTCTAAGGTCAGATGTTTCTTGAGCAGTTCTTGCCTTAGCAGCTTTGGCTTTTTCGCGTCTCTCCGCTATCTCACACAACTCATCCTGTGTTAATTTCTTGCCATTCCTTCGTGAGTTAGGTTTTCTGAGCTTTGTCCTAACGCTTTCATCCATGATGATGTGACCCGCGAGGTTCCGATTGAGCCACAACATCTGATTATTGAGAGGGTTGGCCAAAGCGAGAAACTGGCGCTCTAAGTCTGTCGCTTCTTCGGCTGTCGAGCATGGATATGTTTCAATTAAGGTCGGATCACCAAACCACTTCGCCAAGCGGTTCACACGCCAACTAGACGTTGTATAACGTGCCCCCATACTATCGGTTCTAAACAAATTGGTTGGGTTCGCTACTTTCGTCCTATTTGCGATTTCAACCCCGGCGTAATACCAGTTCAATTCAGGCCATCCGACCACATAAAAATATGGCTGATAAGTAGTCATGCTGACAGGCTCCTTCCTGTTAGGGCTGCTGGTCATTGGCGTGACGCGAGCAGCATTTTTGTCAGCTATTTAGTCTGCTATTCGCACGAAAGGCCCGCCTTTGCAGACGGGCCTTCTGTTAGCTTAGTCGAATGACTTATGCAGCGGTCAGCACCAGAGCGCGGATAGCCTTGTAGTCAACGATAGCGCCGCCGATACGACGACGAGCCGAATACTTCACGAACTGTGGTTCAGTGATTGGATCGACAATCCACTTCATGGTGCCGAAGTCGACAACGGTGTATGCCCTCTTGAAGTCTGCAAGCAGAACAGCAGGAGTGCCGCTCGTAACAGCATCAACTACGGTAGGCATGGTGTCGTCGATGACGTATGGCATGTTGTGAACGGTGCCTGCAAAGCCGCCTGCTACCGAAGCGTCTGCTGGACGCAGAAGCGAACGACCATTTGCGTCCTTTTCCTTGAACAGTGCTAGTTCAACATCGCTGCTGAACACCAGAACAGCGCCCTGTAGGTAGTTAGCGTGCAGGGTCGAACGCAGTTCAAGGATAGCGTCGGACAGATAGTTACCGGAAGTTGGCTTCACGACCGAAACGCTTGCCATCTTGCCGAATTCGTCGGTGTATTTGGTAACGCCAGCGGTCAGCAAATCCTGCTCAAGAATGCCCATCTTGGTCGAGGCAACGCCGTCGATGTCTGTGACAGTGTTGAGAACGGTGCCATAGAGCAGCAGATCGCTTTCCTTCTCAGCGACGTTCAGGATCATGCTGTCCTGTAGTTCCTGAGCCAGATTCAGGACCGATTCCTGATCGAACGAAACCCACGAAGTGTGGCGCTGCTGGTCAACGATTTCGGTGTTGTTCAGACGGATCAGACCGAAGGTATCAACGGTGTTTAGCGTGTAAGCACCCTTTTCAGTCTTGGTCTTTGCCTTACCGGAGGTGCGCTGCTTGATGATGCGGTCATAGTTTGCAGTAACCGACACATTGCGGGACAGGCCACGGATTGGACTCTGAACCGATAGGCCGCGAGTAACTTCGCCATCGAAAACGGTAGGAACAGTGTTGCCGCCTTCAACGCCTACGAGGCGCGAAAACTCGGTGTTCTTTACGTCGCCTTCTTCGATTGCATAGCGACCCTTGACGAAAGCATATGCAGCTAGGCGCTCATCTTCCGAGGAATCTACAATCTGGGACTTGGTTGCCGACTTGCGGGCCAGTGCTTCGTTAGCAGCTTCAATCTGCGAAGCGTGATTTGCCTGTTCCTCACGGAGCGACTTCAGTTCAGCACGGAGAGTTTCGACCTCTGCCTTGTTCACTGCGTCGTCAGAATTTGCCTTAGTGGCAAGTTCAGCGAACAGCTTATTGATGTTTTCTTCGTTCACTTTTCACCTCTGATTTGAGTTTCAGAGGAGTGCAAAAAGCGGGTCCGTCTGTTGGAGAAGGCGAGTCCTGTTAGGAGTGCCGGTGCAGCTTTCTGCTGACGATCTATTTATCGGTTGAAGGTCTTCTTGATCCTGTAGGCCATCCAAGCATCGCTTAGTGCCGCATCAATTTCGGCTTCCATCGACTTGACTGCTTCATCGACTACTTCATCCAGAAGTTCGTCGGTCGAAATGCCTGCCTGCTTGGCTTCTAGATACGCGGCGAAGTCCGCTACGCGCTGCTGATCCTCAAGGCTCAGGTTCGGGAAGCTGGAAGCAATGTCACCCTTGACCGCCGATAGCTTGGCCAGTTCATTGCAGGGGAAAGTCACTGCGCTGATTTCGTGCAGGGCAATTTCCTTCAAGCGAAGCACTCTCTGACCGTCAACGCGGTCAGCTTCCTTCTTGATGACGCGATACCCGATAGAAAAGCTATCAAGGGTGCCGTCTAGGAACTGCGAACGGACATTCTGACCGTCATGGCTATCTGAAAAACGAGCCTTGAACCAAAGCCCCTCGTCAGTGTCCTTCAATTCGATAATCGAACCAATCGGGCGATCATGACGATGATGCGCGAGGAATGGCATCCTCTGCTTTTGATTAAAGACACCCAGAGTGCGCGTATATGCGCCGCGCTCTACAATATCACCGGCATGGTCGATGTTGCCGTATGTGCTGGCTAGACCTTCGACCTCATTCTCTCCGATAGGAGCGGCCTTGAAACTCTTAAATTGCATAGTCATAAGTGTCTGGTTCCTATCAGTTCCTCTTCCAGCTATTTATTTTCAACGCTGGTCTGCACGGCGGCTGGTATCAGCGTCGTGTCCCACTTCTCGTGGAGTTGTGTTTTCAGGTTGCTGCTGCGGCTCTTTGTCGCCGCTAGTGGCTTCCATGTTGCCGACGCCAGAAACAGGCATCTGCTTGTCACCCCATGGCTTTGGTTCCCAGCCAAGGGCTATGCGGTATTCGTTGAACTCAAGGGCGCCATTGCGAGCCATCTTGTCGAGGATTTCGCCCTTGTCATCTTGCAGATAAGGGATTTTGGTTTCGTCAATTTCGATGGCCAGCTTGTCGTCGCCAAGTTCTTCGGAAAGAAACTCTCGCAGGTGTCCAAGGATGAAGTCTGCGCGTGGCTTTAGCCATCCAGTGTAGAACGTGCGGTCAGCAGTCCTCATATTTGCTTGGGTGGCTTCGCCTTCAAAGCCTAGCATTACTGGCTGAACGCCTAGTGCCATTGCAATGCGTCGTTCCAGAGCCTTCACAACTTCGACAATATCGAGTTCAGCAAAGGTCATCTGGTTTTCGATGAAGTTCGCGCCCGCGACCAAACCCTTTAGCTCTTCGCCAGAGCGCAGCTTTTGCATCATGCTATCGAGTTTGGCCCATTCCTCGTCCGTCATGTCATCAATGCCCTCAATCTCAGGCAAGGTGATCCAACCGGCTTTGCGACCGCCATTAGCGAAACGGGCATACATGAGCTTCGTAGCAGCGCCGTAGGTCGTCACATCGGCCAATATAGCGTCGCCGGCTCCCGAACCCTGTAGGCTGCTCAGAGGGTTGTAGATGCTGATTTGCAGGATCGCGCCGTTAATGACCTCATAGGTGCGACCATCGCTATTGAGGCGTTGCACCATTTGGGTTCGGCCATAATCGTCGGGGTCCATCGTGAAGATCAGTTCCGGCTTGCTGGTGCCAGTCAGGCGCTTCGCTGGATCATAGAGGACTAGGTTCTTATCCGGCTCCTGATACATGAAGTCAGGACGCAAACCCTCAAGGATTGGCCTGTCGCGAATGTCGGTATTCAGGAACAGCCAAGCGTCACCGCCGATACCTAGATCGCTCTCGATGACACGGAGCAGATTGCTCATAGTGCGGTCGCGGAAATTGGGCTGGGTCAGGACTTTTTTGGTGCGCTTACTGGCGTTCTCCACTTTAAGTGAGATACTTGCCAGCTTCTCAGCGCGGATTTCAAAGCAGCGACGGCTTACCGGGCATTTGTAGAGCAACTGCTTGGCGCGTGATGCGAAATTCTCTTCATCGGTCCAGAGTGTGGACAGGCCACCAGTGCTGAACATGCCGCCAATCTGACGGCGGTTCTGTGGTCGTTCGACCTTGCTGTAATCTCGCGATTTATTGCCGAAAAGCCCAAAGAAAGCCACTTTGCCACCATTATTTTTATGTTCTACGGGGTATTTATTGAGACAGCTTAGAGCCTGCCCATGCTGAACACTTTGAATGACTTCTTAGGCTTGGCATCCAGCACATGATTGACGCCCTGAGTGAAAGCGTCACCACGGTCAGGACTGTTTTTCATATCAGCTTCCCAGCTTACAAGCTGGTCTTCTAGCTTGTCTGAACGCCTTAGAAGCTGCACCTTACCGAGCGTCGAATACATAAAAGCCGACTCTGCGCGGGCATACTTGGACTTCTGAGCATCGACTAGAACAACACGGAAGTTCAAACCGGCTTCCGCGAGCATCTTACGCAGCAAAGCAGGAGCAGTCTGGTTGCCGGTGACTTCAAAGAGGATATAATCGCCGGGCTTTAAGTGCTTCTTCGCCAAATCCACGATGTAGCGATAGCCTGCATCAAGTCCGAACCTATCCGAGAAGTCATCCAGCATGATCGGTTTCTTGGCCTTCACGCCGAACAGGATCAGGCCAAATTCGTCATGCTTACCGCCGCTAGGGTCAACGCTCAGGAAGCGGCGCGAGCAGGTAGCAGCGTAGTCACTGACCAACAGTTTCGTTTCAATGGCCATGCCGTCGAGAATGTCGCGGTCCCAAAGCTGGCTATCGCCGGTCGTCCATTCGCCAAGGATTTCCTCACGCGCTTTGAGACTGCCAATGTGGGCTTCTGCGGTTAGTTCTGCGAGGTGTGTTTCGTCCTGATGGATGTTGGCCATGGACGAAGCAGTCGAAACAACTGTGTTGGGTCGGCCCTCAATATCTTTGACCCACTGCTGAGCGCGGATAGGGCTGGTGGTAATGACCAGCTTTGTGCCGTGGACGCTCTTTTCACGAACTGCACGGAAGGTGTTATCGAAGGTGCGTTCATTCTTCCAAAGGGTAAGTTCGTCACCCCATGCGAAGTTCAGAGACGGACCACGAATACCCTGCGGATTGTCAGCGGTGTAGATGGACGCCTTGCAACCGTTGGGCCAGTAAACTGCACTGTCATGGGCTTTGAAATAGGGCTGGAAGTCAGGTCGAGCGGTCTTCAACAAACCGCTTGGACCCTCAATCATCGTGTCTTTGACATGCTTGAATGTCGGCCCGACGAGCAGCCCATAACCATTCGGATAGAGCATTTCGGCAATCAGGTTGACGTTCGTAGCGGCAGCATGGGTTTTGCCAGCACCACGGCCCATACGCAGCATCCAGATACGCCAATCGGAGCGCGGCATAAGCTGGTGTTCTTCTAGCGAGAAAGCCGGGTCTTGCATGACCCCTTCGACTTCTTCGGCAAACTCAGGATCGTGATGACGAAGAGCCGGGAGCCAATCATGCCAGAAGGCATCCATGCCCAAAGCAAGTGTCTGGTCGCGGACAAACTCTACAAGGTCGAGATAGTCGTCTAGCTTACTCGCCATCAATCACCTTGCCGGTGATCGCGGCGGCTTTCAGCATTCGTTCCTGCATGGAACGCGACTTCAATAGCTGGTCTGTTTTCTTCTGTTCGCGCTGATGGATGCGATGCGCTTCCGCTAATGCGGCCTGCTGCTTCTCGAACGTCTGCTTCTCAATGCGCGCCCATACTTGGCAGCGCTGGAAGTCAGACATATGCCCGTAATGCGCGTGGTAGATTTGCTGATCGAGGGGCGAAGCAATGAGCTTTGCGAAGTCCTCTTTCGGCATCCCCTTATGGGCTTTGACGATGAGTTCTGAGGTGCGAGCAACCGGGTCTTCAATTAGCTGTTCGCCGTTACGCAGCTTGAACGCAGGGACAATCTCTCCATCCCGCGCAGCGTCAACGATGCGGGAAACCTCGCCCGGTGTGTTAGCGATCGTTAGGCCAGGATCGCGTGTGTAAGGGGGCTGGAAAACGCTCTTTTCCTGAGCCTTCCAGTGCTTATCAACCTGAGCCTGCGTTGGTGGGGGTGGTGTCTTATTGCGCGCCATCCATTATTTATTGGACCGGCTCACTTTTAGTGGTTTTGATGCAGAGTAGAGCAGCAGAGTGGTGTTATGGTCTGGACGCAAAAATAGGGGTCGTGTGTGGAAACGGGTTACGTCAGCGAACCAGAGCCAATCTCCAAGCTCTGTAAGGCACCCCCAGCCTCCACCTTTCTCCTACCTGTCAACCAATCAATGAACTTGACTTCACTTTTCCTATCCCATGCCTACAGAGTATGACTGGTATATTCCTCCACTATGTCACACTAACATCACTATGCCTAATCGCAACCAAATAACGATAAGGTCTGGTTTTCGTATATTTTCCATACCTCGGCTAAATTACCAGACAATTTATTTTCACAACATCAAAGATATATCTTTGACTCTACTGCACATGGCTATACAACGATATTGTCGGAGTATGAATACCTTGACGACGCTGACATATGGCTCTGAACAAAGCCACGAGCAGCGAACAGAAAAGGTGATACCCAGAGTGGCACTAGAGTTCCGACCAGAGTAGGCAGACGAGTGCCGATAGAGTGATAGCCAGAGCAGCAAAGAGAGTGAAAGAAAGTCAGTATTTATGGACTTTTTCGCTTGACTGCTAGGAGGCTAGGAAGGGTTCTATTCTGGATTGTCTGACCTTATATCACCGCTATCAACAGCCATGGGCATAACCGCAACGAGGCACTTCTAAGCCAGCGTTACGGTCCACATATGCGACTGCGTTAATCCAGAGTGATAGCGGCTTTGTCCGCTCTTAGGTTACTTGTAACCCGTTAGTAGCCTCTAACCCTATGCAGTTCTTGCCTTAGCTTACGGACTTCCGCTCTTGCATCCTTACGTGTCTGGCGTAGGTTTTTGTTCTCCATCTGCAAACGTCGCATTGCTGCTGCCATCTTATTGTTAGTAGCTTTCACGTTACATAGTTCCTGCCTTACATCACCCATCATGTTCAGCACGGCTGTCATTACGTCTGCCATCTTATCCATCTTTAGTGGGATAGTCTGAGTAAGCCTTACACGTTCAATTGCCTTATTAGTCTCTAGTTCGTCACGCAGCTTAGTAGCCAGATGGATGCTTATGTTCATCGCTTTAGCTATCTGGACGTTGCTTGTGCCATTAGCTGCTAGTTCAGCATATTGTTCTCTTTGGCTGTCTGTGAACTTAGCTTTCTTTGCCATAATGTCCTCTCAGGTTTTGTGTTACTTATCTGGAGGATTGTTTGCGGGTTTTTTGTGAAATAATCGCTTTAGTGGTAAGTCTTTAGTCGCTCTCTGATCCCAATGGCTGCATAAGCTGATGGAAGGAGAAGAGATATGTTTGAGAACTTCCGTCCGTGGTCCAAGTATGAAGTTAGCGTGATTGTCCTGTTTGGTATGTTTGCGGCTTATAGCTGCGTAGGTTAAAGGGCAGGTATCAGCGCGGTATTCACTAAAAAGCCCCGGAGGTCTTCCGGGGCTTCTTTGTGGGTTATCGGCCTAGACGTTTAGCCAGTGCGCGCATTTTTGCCTTTGCTTCGCTTGCTGCTGCTTCTTGCACTGGCAGTTCCGAATTTCGTTCGGTACGGTTCTGGTTGCAGGGTTTGCAGCTTACAACGAGGTTGTCAGGATCGTTATTGTCTCTGACCCAATCCAGATGATCGACCTCAATCGCCTTCCAGTCGACAGTTGTATCGCACCAGTGGCAATTATGCTCGCCGGGTCCATACTTCTCATATGCAACCCGTCGATGTTCATATAGCTGCAAAGACTTATTCGATAGGGGATGGTCAGGCACATATCCGACTAGATAGCCGTTGGATTTTTGGAGGCTTGTCGGGACAAGAACGGGGATCAATTCGCCTTTAGCAATTCGTTCGAGCCGACGCTCTCGATACCTTGCCTTGTAATGGGGCTGACAAAGCCCTGAGTTCCATCCGATTTTGTCGCAACCATCCTGTTTGCAAATCTCATTGTTGGCCGCTTTTCGCGCTCTGAGGGCTTGTCCGTAGCAGTATGTGCAAAGCCCGGCATGGACTGAGATTTTCCCGCAATCAGTGGTGCTGCAAATGGGTTTGGGTTTCTTGCTCATCCCATAGTTAGCTGGGCAGAAACCGGGCGTTAAGGGCTTGGGCTGTAAGCCGATTTCACTTTTAGTGAGCGAGGCAAATGAGCGCAAAAGCTGACACGATAATGGATGGCCTGACCGTCAGGACACAAGAGATCATGGACAAGCAGACCGAAGCAGCAACCACCATGCTTGCCGGGGCAAATCCGCATCAGGACGACGCATGGCTCTGGGTTCTCATGGTCGAGGCGCACAAAGCTGGGATTGATCCCATCTATGCAAAGACAGCCTATCTCAAAGGCGACATTGAAGCGGTCGATGTTGAGGACCGCATTACCCGGCTAACCGGCGCAATCATTTACGCGGGTGAATGGTCAATCAAACGAGGCATTGCATTGTGACGACATACCAATTCCAAGATACTCAGGCGCTTGACCTCACTGCTGTTACGGACTTCTGCACCGCTGCGACTGGCCTTGTCGATATATGGCTGGAAACACAAGACACAGCCGACAAGCCAGAGCGCGTTACGCTGTTAAATCATCCACTTTTTGTGTTCCCTGATCGCAAGGAATATCAGGTCACGAATGGGACTGTCGATAACTGGCAGGACTATCTTGACCATCAGCTTTATAGGAACATCGGAACACCGCATAATCTGTTCATCACGATTGATGACAGCGCAGAAGCTATCGAGTTTGAAAAGCTGCTTGCGGCGACCTCAACGAAAGCAACGGTGTTCATTGACCTTCCAGAGTTTACGAAACCTGATGGCGATCCGTTGGCCGTTCATGATTGGATAGTGGCCAATGCCAAGGGCCGGGTCATCGTCTGGCTGACCTACCATTCCTACCGGCATTATTGGACCGATATGACGACCGGCGAGGAATTTGAAGAAATAAGGCGCTGGCTGCACGAACACGATACGCACTTGCTCGGCACATACGATCATGCCGACCTTTCTGCGTTTCCGTCTGATCCAACTGCGGGCATCACCGGCAGCAATGTGGGATATGCAGACCCTGAGTTGTTCATCAGGATGATGTTTCGCGAACCAAATGACGCGATGTTGTTCCGACTGTCATGGGGCGAACATGCTGTCAGCGAGCAGCCTGAGAACGCAGAGAATTTCTGAGGGGTCCGTTGACTGCTAGGGCCGTGGAATTGTTCTCATAGACGCTCTGAGGGTATCACAGACATGAATAGCCCGCTGCTCCGGGGGTAGTGGAACAACGGGCTATTCGGACAGCTAAAAAGCGACCGCTATCCAGCAGCAATGCTACCGCGCTGCATAGATACAGCTTTAGTGCCATCGACTGCAATGCGCGACTAAAAAACGACTACTTCGATAGAAACAGCCTTGCCTGAACTGCTGCCTTGGGATCTTGAATGACCAGAAGCGGAGACACCTTCAAAATAGGTTCGCCGGGATTGCTGCTGTCTTCCAATACATAGGTGCGTCTCTCCCACAGATGCACATGATCGTTATCGACTAGAAAACGAGCAATCTCGCTTTCTTTGGCAAGAGCCAATCTGATTTGATACGCGATCCACAATTCAAGTTGGCTCTCAAGGTGTTCGCGAGCAAGCGCTTGCTTATCTGGAACGGCCAATACAACGCCAGAGCCATTTGCATCGCTTTCAAGTTCTAACGGATAAATTGATTCCGCGATGAGTGATGTTGCAACGGCTGCTTTGTCCAGCATCTCGTCACTTGGATGTACGATGCTCTGTAGTTTGATAAGGTCCACAGTAAAATGGTAGATCGCACGAGGATCGTCGTAACTCTCTATCGCCAAGTCAAAGATCGGATCAGCGAATTCGCTTTCACGCTCTCTGACCATCTTTGCCGGGAAGTTGCCGAAGATAATGGCGTTGTTCTTCATCGGCTCAACGGCTGCCTTCAAGGCATTTTTCATCAACGTCATTGTTTCAGGAATTAGTGCCTGATGGTCGTGGTTGAATATATCAAAGGGCCAATCATGGAACGGGCTATGGGTATAGGTGTCCGTTACTGCTTTGCTCACTGGTCGTCCTCGTCTTTGAAATGGAATATGTTTGGGGTCGAGAGCATCGGCTGATCGTCCACCTCTGGATTAATATGCAGAGCAGCCCAACCGACTGGCGCATCCTTGGGGCCGATTGCCCAGATATAGCGCCGGTTCATGTCGCCACTGCTACCCGGCTCCGGGGTCCAATAAAGGCTATCCCGGCGCTCGTCGGTCATGTCGGCCAATTCCATCGCTACAGCGGCGAAATTATCGTCAGTGATGTTGACCGCGAACCAATGCGCGAATGTCTTTGCGCCGTCCGGTAATGGCTTGCGCTCAATATATGGCGGTGGCGTTCTGCCCTGCTGTTTGGTGATCTTTGCTGCCCAGAGGGTATAGGAAAGCTGCTGCACATCGTCGTCGCTCATGCCAAGCTGGATCAGGACTGAGCGCATCTTTTGGGTCAGGCTCATGTCTGGGGCTTGTCGGGTGTCGTGATGACATTGGAGGCAGGAATAGCCTGCGCTTCCATCTGGATTGAGTATGAAAGCGCCGCGATCTTTAACGTCGCGTCGATGGCCGTTGTGATGACACATAGGGCAATCGAACTTGATCCGTAGGGCGCCCTGATAGGGGCCGGATCGACTTTTAGCGGGAATTACGCTGCGGATCGCGTCGTGCAGTAAGGTCATAGGCTCTCACTAAAAGTGGAGCCGTTATCAGCGCGTTAAGCCAGCGCCAGTTTTAGCTTTATCGCAGTATCGCGGTCATTCACGACAACGACAACCTCATGCTCGTTCGCGTAGAGGTTCACATATTTGTCGTTTAGCTGCTGCTCGTCCAGATACTCGGAAACGCGCAGGATCAATATCGTGCGGGCCATTGCGTCGTCCTGGCGGAATATGACCTTGTATGTCGGCTGCTGGATCAAACAGCACCACCGAAGCGCAGCTTCCACATGACTTCCCAGCTATCATCGAAGATACCGTTGTCGCGGGCGATGATGAAGCGTCGGGCTGCTTGGACCAAGTTAGTCCATGTCTCGTAGGGCGGATAGCAATACGACCAAGGATCATCTACGCGCGTCTGTTCTTTTGCAATCAAATCATCAGGTGATAGATGTAGGATATACTCTACATGCTGTAGCTCATGACGAACCTCTAGAAGCTGGTCAACATGAGACACACGCGCAGCCTCAAACTCCGCGAGCAATTCTGCTAGACGCTGCTGGGTCATAGCTGCACCTTCTTCGCCTTTTCGATGGCAAGGGACAGGGCTTCCGTATAGTCGCGGCCAAAGCTGATCGCTGCCGGGTGGAATTGCTTTTCATCAACCGGCTGGCGCGTCCTCAAACAGCAATAGGCACCATGCTTGGGGTCTTCCGCCAATGACATGAGCATCCATGCTGCCGGGATCGTCTGAATAAGATCGTCAAGGGTCATGCTTCACCCCCAAAGGTCAGCTTGAAGAGTGTAGCCTTGCCCAAATCTGTGAAGTGCCAAATAGCTTTTCGGTATAGATTGCAGCTTTCTACCAAAGCCTTTGCTTGTGGATGCCCCCTCTGAGCATCAAACAAAACAACAATTGTGCTCTGATCCGATGCACCTACCATTTGACGAAAGACATGCTCGTTATCGAGAATATCAGGTGTCATCGACATTAGACATGAGAGCGCGTCATTATCACTGAGCCACTGGATTGCATCCGGCACTTTTCCGATTTGCGGAATTTGTATCCAACGGAAAGTGCCATCATCTTCAACAGCAATAGGCTTCGTGTCGTAGTGCGATTGCTCCATGAGGTTTGGTAGGGTGATCGCGACGGGATAGGTTTCAATGACCTTCATGCGTCACCTCCGAAGGTCAGCTTGAACAGCGTTGCGATTTTGGATTGGTCCGTAATCAGCGTGACTGCGCGACCATCAAGAATGACTGCCATGCCGTGCTGATCGGCAAACTCGATAACGGCTTCCTGATCTTCATCGGCTGGACGACCCTTGAACACGAAAAGTGGCGTGTTGTGCATCAGGGGTTCTGAGAGTTTGAACGAGTAATCTGCTTCTGCGGAGACAAGCCCTAAGCCAGCAACCAGTCCGTTGTTCATATGGACAGTGTATTGGCGTGTTAGGTTCGACCAAATTGGAGCGAAGCTGTTGCTCATGCTGCACCTCCAAAGGTCTGGCGGACCAATTGTGCAGCTTGTTCGCTGTAAACGCGGAACGACAGCGGAATGAATGAGCCACCCTCGTCAGCGGTCTTGATAGCGAAAACGTCGCCGTAGTGATTGGCGCTCCAAATTAGCATCTGAACAAGCTGGTCAGGGAATAGCTCAAACGAGAATTCGTAGGTCGAAGGAATCCTTGTGACACCATCGGGGCCACGCGAGATATTGTAGTGTGTGGTTTCCGACGAGTAAGTGATCGAGGATAGCTGCTGCATGTTAGGCTCCTTTGTTTTCTGTCCCAACTACTTAGCGTTTCACAACTCGTCGCTTTTCTATCGAAGGTCCGGTTTTTCAGTAGGAATGGCTACCAAAAGACAGCAAAGCAGTTGGGCAACAAAGGAGCCTAATATGCGCGCTACTATTTTGGACGCAGAGCAGTTCAGCAAACTCTACAGCTTTGTAGATCAGATGGAGCGTCCCGAAATGTATCGCTTCATGCTGCTGCTGACCGAGAAGTTAGGTCTGCGCCCGATGGAACTAGCAGGTATGGAAACCACATGGTTCATCGGGAATGAACTGCGTATCCCGATTGGTCACTCTAAGCGCAAGCAAGGACGTTCTATCCCGATCAATGCAGAGATAACCGCTGCGCTTGAAGCCCACATGCAAGGCAGCAAGGGTCGCATATTCCGTAATGCGCGTGGAGACGCTTTTACTGCAAACGGCATTACCGATGCGTTCCGGCGCTTGTATCGTTTGGCTGGTGTTCAGGGTAGCTGCTATTCGGGTCGTCGCACTATGGCCACACGCATGGTGGACAACAAAGTCAACATCGCCATTGTTAGCAAGGTATTGGGACATTCTAATATCGCTACAACCCAAGCATATATCGGCGTTACCGACAACATGATGCGTGACGCTCTTTTCAGCTAAGGTGCAGAAAGTGGTTGCAAAGCATCCAGAATGACACTTTATGTCCGTAAGCGCAGCGAAGTTGCTGCAACAGCAAGGAGATCGAAGATGGCAGGATTTAACTGGAAAGCAGTCGCGAAGAAGGCCGCTGATGTTGATGGTTTCGGCACCAGCGCAGTTCGCACCCCGAAGACTGCACAGGAAGTGGTGGCCGCTGCAATCGACAAGCAGATTGTGCTTTTCAACAAGCCGCGTGATGAAGGCCGTCGCTGGTTCGAGGTCAAGGGCGATCAGGTCGGGTTCAGCATCCGCTATGCAAACAGCCCGTTGAAGCTCGTTGGCGACGAAACGAAGATCGTCGTTCCCAAAGCGCAGTTCGTTGAGGTCATGGAAGCCATCAAGGCCGACGTTCTCAAGGGCGACTTCAAAGCGCAGCTTGAGGAAAAGGAATTGCAGGTCCGCGCTCGCGCCGACAAGATCAAGGGCAAGCCCCGCAAATAAGGGGCTACACCACTACCCAAAGCAAAAGGCCGCTAGTGATAGCGGCCTTTTTTGTGTCTCTCGATCGGATGGGGAAGTTGGCACCATGGCAGAACCAACTTCCCCCGGATGCTGCGCCTATTGAGACAGAAAACAACAGCATCCGAACCGTCTATTTATGCTGGCATGACCAATGGTTCCCGCGCTTAATCTGCAAAACAGTATCCTCGCTGACGTTCGCGTAGGCCATTGTTGCTTTGATCGTCTTTCCCGACTGCAGGGCTTCATGAACCAATTTGGCTTTGGCCAGCGCATCAAGTGCGCGTTGGCTAGGGTTGCCGCTGTTGAGTTCGTTAAGGAACTTGCTACGCCCTTTGAGTTTAGCCGAAGTCCCCGGCTTAGGAACGCCTTTGCCATTACCTTTCATTCTGATGGAATGCTGAGCTTTCCATTCTTCACTTCGCTTCGAGCCTCGCCGTGCCGCTGCGCTATTGGCAATATGCGATGGACTGAGCTTCCGTCCGGTGCGGGCATCAGACAGCTTTTGTCGCGTTTCTGGCGTGATGACCTGCTTTGCCCGCTTCTCGCGTATCAACCGCTTTGTTTCCTGGCTCAGTGTTCGACCCTGCATTTTTGAAACAACACTTTGCCGAAATTCAGGGTCTTGCCACCGGGCTTTTTGAGCCTCGCTGCGCTGCTTTCGGAAAGCCTCAGATTGCTGGAATTTCTGGCCTGAGATATGGATAGCCCCTGTGCTTCGGTTCAGCCATTTCGGGTCAAGATGGAGGTTGAATTCAGTGATTACTGCACGTTCTGTCGCTAGAACCTCTTCCCTGTCGCCAAGTAGCAGTATTTCAATGTGATCGGGTTCACCGTTCCGCTCTCGGAACTCGCGAACATAATCGCTTGACGTAAAGTAGCTAGTCCACAGATCAGTCGAATGACAATGCTTTGCATATCGCACACCCAAATACCAAGTGTCGAGATTAGACCAGCCTACAACATACAAAAATGGCTGGCTGGGAAGATGATGCGGAAGGTAAATACTCATGTGCTGACAGCCTCCTACGCTGTTAGGGCCGGTGGTAGTTGACGCTACGTGACCGGCTTCTTTACTGTCAGTATTTATCCATGATAAAGCCCCGGATTAGGTCCGGGGCTTTAGTCTTTATAGCAGTAGCAAACCGCCGTTGCGTTTAGCTAGGGCTGCATACTCACTTAAAGTGCGTTGCGCTCTGAACGTCTCGTCCTCTGTAACCCTGACACCATTGAGGTCTAAATCGGCCACTTCCGGCAACCAAACGCTGCCAATCTCGGCTACCTGTATCTGACATAGCCCGAAGGCCATACCCTCGTTATCGACTTCTGAAAGCAACCACAGGCAATATGTGTCGGGGATATGCAGCGCGACCACCGGCTGAAAGTCGATTTCACGCCGGGTTCCCTTTAAGGGCTGCTGCGTCTCATGATTGATGATTAGCTGTTGAAGCTGCTGGGGCCGAATTAGGCTTGTCCATTCCATTTGAGGCACTTCCTTTTTGGTTGATGTGCCTCAGAAAACAGTGCGCCTAATGGGAAGGAAATCAACCTCAGACTGCGGTAGGTCGGCCAAACTGTTTGAGGGCAAACAGGTGCAGCTCAATTTCGGCCTCGTCCCAGCTTGCGATGTTTTCCGTCTCGCCCGCCGTCTCGCTGAACGGGAGCCTGAACGTCCGATCGGTGATGGGATTATAGGCGTAGAGCAGGCCGTAATGCGCGGGGCCGTTCGGCGGCCATTTGTAAAACGCAAAGCTGATATAGGTCTTGCCGATTGCGCGTTCCCTGAGCCACGCAAGCGCAGTTTCCCCTACGCGGTTCTCTAAGGGCTTGTCGGGTCGGACAGTGCGTTGGGCAGTGGTGGTCAGGATCGTCGCTTGCAGATGCTCTGGAAGCCCCTCAAGCAAGCGTATTTCGATGCGTCTGCCCAT